GCTGCTGTCTGATAGGAGCGGGGGTGACATAGCTGGCACCGACGCACACACCAACGATACCTGCGGTGGCGTTAGCCGAAGTAGCAGGGATCTGAATAGCAGTCGGAGTAGCAGACACAGCGGCGGGAATACCCGAGCTAAGAACAACGAGGTCACCGTTAAAAACCGCAGCACTGTTATTGGTAGTGCCATAGGTAAATTCACGGATAACGCCGCCGTTATAAGACTGACCGCCGATAAGGTTTAGCGGGCGCAGTCCATAAGGAGAAGCGATTGCAGCCATTTAGGCCTCCAAAAATTAAAGTTTAGAACCTGAACCAAAGCTACCACGCGAAGTCTCGGACTTGTGGTCCTTGAACAGAGGCATACGCGGGTCATTTTCACGGAAAAGTGTGTTATTGACCGAATCCATCTGTGCGCGGGCTTGTTTGTTGTAATACGCATCGCGTTGATCCACCAACTCTTGCGGAGTTTTGCACAGGATCAGACCGCCGATTTCGAGATTTCCCGAGGCGTTCGGGGTGAGCATCATCTCGGGATGATCTTCCGCTTTCACGGGTTCCCACCCTTCTCGCATCTTTCCAGACATATTAGTCGGGTCAGGTTGCCCAAGAATAGCAGTGCGAATCCATCGGAAAGCGTATCCCGGCTGTGGAGCCGGATCAGGAAGAGTGGCGGCGGGTTTCCACTGACGAATAGTGCGCTCGCGAGTTTCTACTTCGCGGTTAATGAGGTTACGTTCAGTGCGATTCTCAGCCATTTTCTCTACCCAATTTAGAAATTTCCTTCGCGTAGTCTTCTAACGGGACTCCGAGCCGTTTTGCAAATGCGACCTGTGTTTGCGTCAGCACGATTTTCTTGGGCGCTGTGCTTCGCGTTGCAGGTGCCACTACATTTGCGGGTTTAGCCTTTTTTACGGGCTTTTCTTCGACTACTTCGTCATCGAATGATTCGGGAAACACTTGTCGGATTCTCCGATTCAGCTTCTCGTAGTATTCATCAGACTCAGCATCGACACCCTGCTTAACCAATTTCTCATGCACCCCCAGAGCGAAGCTGGTCATCTCTTCGTCAGATCCGAACCAAGAGTTTTGGCGTTGCCACGCTTGTGCTTTTGGGTCCGGCCTATACTGGGCGGGTTCTGGTTCACTATATACTCGTTTATTTTCCCGTTGTAAAGTATCTTCATCAGGAATTTCAACAAGTTTATCTTGGACGCGGCTAATCTTAATCTTGGCGTCAGCGATTTCTTCTTGTGCCGAGGCTAAAAGATCGGCATCGCCGTCTTCATATGCCTTCTTAAACTTGGCTCTAGCCTGCGCCAATTCGGCTTCAGCAGCGGATTTATTCGCCTCTGTAGCGGTCCTATTAGACTGGTTGGCGTAGGTTTTAAGTTTCTTGTTCTCCTCGTATACCTGCTGGGCAAAGCGAAGAGCCTCTTCTTTCTCCCGACCAGCGGCTTCTTTAGCCCGACGCTCATCGTGGTAGCCCTTGGACAGGTGCTGAATACGCTTTTTTACCTTGTCCGAATAGCTCTCTAGCTCATCTTCCGTAACTTCCGAAGGGGGTTCAGACGCCTCACGGCCCCGGTCTTTCTCAGGGGTGTCGTCTACAACCTCAACTTCTACCTCGTTACTGACCTCTTTTTCCTCGGCTTTAGTAGCCTTAGCTTCCTGTTCGTCAGGAAACTCAAACTCAACTTGCTCGCTCATTTTAAACTCCTAAAAAACGCTCAACCCGAAGGTTGGATTTACTTCTATTCCACCAAGCAGGGACTACTTGAATATTCTCGGGCACGCTGGTTCCCCCCTTAGATACGGGGACTATGTGATCTACATGCCACTTACCGCCCACAACCTTTTCACGTAAGCGAGCGAGGGCGACAGCCTCTTGCAGAACCCAAAAGTCACAAGGGCTAAGATCACGTACAAGATCGCGCCTACGCGCACGATCAGCGACAAAGTAATCCTTATTCCTAGCGGCCCACCGCCTACGTGAAGCCTTTCTGGCTTCGGATATAGGCTTGCTTGCGCGGCGAGCTTCTACCTGCGCTCTTCCCCCAGAGGCAACAAAAGCTGCATCCTCTTTCCGTTTCTGAGCTTTCCCTTTGTCCGAGGCGTAATAACGTCGCTTGGCCTCCCGGTACTTTTCTGGGTTTAATTCCCGCCATTTACGCGATTTTTCAGCGTTATACACCCTGCGTTCTTCTTCGGATAAAACTTTTTTATCCTGCACGGCTGATTCCTCTCGGATCTTCGACCACGGCCTCGACCATATCGTCGTTAATAAGCCGAAACTCCCGACCATGAATCTTCAGGCGGGTACCCGCATAGGCACGGGTAATAACGAAGTCGCCCTCTTTACACCACGGTCCCGTAGGAAACTTATCGGCGTCCTTATAAGCCATTTCACCGGCCTTAATAACAAAGAGGACCACCGTACTGTGCTCTTCAATTCGTACCGAAGAGTCTGCTTTAAGAATTCCGGACTCAAACTTATCTTCTACTTCCGGCACCGCACACAGCAGTTTGTACCCTTGGGGCTTAGGCAGTTGGGTTGCTGTGGATTGTTCTTCAGTCATCAAAATGCTCCAGTCTTCGCATGAGGTCGGTTACATGAGACTGCGCAAGGCTTAGACCCCGAATCACCCCGCACAGATGCTTATATTCATCAAACGTCTTGGCCGCACCCTGCTGCAATGCAGAGGTGTTAGTCGCGATCTCCTCACCGAACTGAGCGAGGAGATGTTTAAGAATCTTTTCTTCCATCAACGGTTATCCGGTTTGGGCTTGTTCGTGCCCGAATTGGGTTGTTTACTGTTGTTTTTGATTGCGTCGATGATGTTCTTGAAGTCAGCCTGCTCTGCCTGACGGCCCGATTTAGCAGCGTCGATATCAATTCGTTTGTTCTCAAGCATGAGCTTTTGCTGGTCCATCTGGAGCTTGGCCTGCTCGTTCTGCATCTTGGCTTGGCTCTCCATCATCTTGCGCTGACCGTCTTGCGCCTTCAGTTGAAGCTCTTGCTGCTGCATTTGGATAACAGGGTCTTGCGCCATCTGCTGATTCTGCTGTTGTTGAGCTTGAGCCGTATTGGCCTGAAGAAGCTGTTGTGCGGCAATCGCAGCCAACTGAGAAACCTGAACTTCCATCTCAGGCGACATACGGTGATCTTCTTCACCTTCTTGGGCTTCGTCTTCCATCGGAGGCAGCGGTACACCGAGTTGTTTCTCGATGTCCTTGCGGTACTTAAACGCCAAGTGGTCCATCATGTGCGCCTGAATAGCCGCCATCGTCTGTTGTGCAGCAGGGTTTTGCTGCATCATCTGTTGGATCATCGGGTCTTGAGACATCGCTTGGTGAACAGCGATATGGGCATCGTGGTCCTGATACATAAACGCTTTAGCCGGTTTGCCCTTCAGCAGGAACATATTCTCGCTAACTGGATCTTTAGGCGTCTGATCCTCTTCCATCGGGACCAGCTTATTAGCGTTCTTGATGCCGATAACCTCAAGCATCTGGCGGTGTAGCGCAGGGAGGTCGTAAATCTGAGGCGAGGCTTGCGCCAACTGCATCACTGCTTGATACTGGACGATGCGTTGCCCCATCGTTGCGGCGTTAGGATCGCTGACCGGAATAATCTCAACATGCTCGAAATCTTCCTTCTTAGCTGCGCGGCCTTTTTTGCCATCTACCTCGTAGGTATAAGCCTCGTCGGCATAGTCGCGTACGATACTCTTAAGGAGCTTGAACTCCTGTTTGAGCGTGAAATGCACGCGAGCTTGGACGGCACTCATGACTTTGAGCATGCGCTCAAGGATTGCCATCGTTGTCCCGACGGGCGCTTGTGCCGACATATCGGAGACTTTAAGGTCCGCAATTGACGCAAGTCTGCGGCCATCTTCAACGATCTGCCCCAACAGCATGTTCAGAACCTGACTCGGCTCTTTATAAGGGAGCATCAAAATGTTGTCGCGGATGCTGCCGCTGGGCACATCCACATCTCTGAACTCGCCCGGAGCGATGGGTGTATCGTCACCCTTTACACGCAGACCCCGAGATTTAAGACCGCCGGGCAGATTGGATAAAGTTCCGGCATCGACAAGCTGACGAAGAATAGATGTACCAGCCCGTGCGTAGCCACCCACGATATGAATAAGACCAAGGCCGTAAAAGCCAAAGCCCGGAATATAAGTGTAGTGAACGAAGTGCTGGCGCTTGAGCTTCTGGGGGTCTTCTTCAAGGTAGTTTCTTCGTACCGCCAGTACCTCTCCAGTGCCCTTTTCAATCGTAACGATATAAGGGAGGGCGATTCCTGTTTCCTCCCCATCAGCATCCTTATCCTCATAGCCTTCCAAGTCCAAGTTAACGTGCATCTCAAGGATGCGATACCGGTCGTCCTCAGTGGCGCTGTACCCTTGCTCTTCGGCCTTACGTTTCTCAATGTCATCGAGAACTTTTTGTGGCTCACCTAGCTCAACATCTTTGTAGAACCCGCCAACTTGCAACTTGCGAAGCTCGTTCTTAGTCTTACGCATCACATGCGTAACCCGCTCCGCACTCTCAATGTTTGACGCGCCGTAA